TGCCATACTGAACTATTTTCACTAAACGCCCCCGAACTAACGCCAAAGGAGGCGGTCATGTCCTCCATCGTATCTCCACTATATGTGGTGTGCCATACGATTCCCATATTAGAGGACAAGATTTTTGCCGCCAACTTTGATTTCACTGGTATTGCATAAACGATAGTATTTGGTTGAAACGTAATATAAGGTTCACCATCAATCGTTTCTTTTCCAACCTCATCTATTGTATACATCATGTCACCCTGTAAAACACCTTTTATGTTTACGTTGGATAACTCTTTCAATGCGACTTTTAATTTTGATGCTAGTCCACCACTATGATTTTTATCTATATCTTCATTAGTATAATTTATCTTTGCATTCTTAGCGAATACACCTTTTGTTCCTACAAAAAACTTACCATTCTCAGGATTAGTTCCAGCAAATATTGCTGGTGCGCCATCCCACTTGACAGTAACATTAACAGAAGAAGATGAATTTCCTGCCAACATATCTCTTAAACCTTGAAGGAAATTTATTGCTCCCCTTGCTCCGGCCACTCCACCATTTAACACCTCATCTTCAAGGTGTTCCATGTGAAGATTCTTTTGTTCAGTTAAAAATGAAGCAAATGCAAACATTATTGTGCCTTCATGTGAGGTGCCGACCAAACTGATTCTGATTTAGCAAATAATAACATACCTAATACAATTTCATGTAATTTGTCTACACTTTTTCGTTTTATAGAAGAAAACACCGCTCCTAACATAATAGTTTGAAATCGTGCCATAACTCTTACTTGCATTTCACTTTCTCTCAACTTCTTTTTTATTGCATATTCATTAACATATTCTAAAAATGTTTTAGAATCTACAAGTCTATCATAATTGGCAGGATTTGCAGTTGATGCCCATTCAATAATATTATTATCTCTTACAAGTGGCCACGCTCTCTTGACTCTAGTAAATGTCCTCGCACCATCTCTTGTAAATACATAAACTCCTGTTTTTTTATCTTTCTCTACAATTTTCTTTGCTACACTTGCAACAGCTCTTGATGCTTGTTCACCTCCTGTTAAATGATCAATATATTTTAAATAAACTTTCCCTTGCGCCGCCAAAGCTGCTTTCTTTTGGGCTTCTCCTCTAATAAGTTCTCCAATTTTTGGGCTAAACAGTCTATACATAACAGAATAACCTTCCATTCCCATTCCACCATACTCTGTATTAACGTTTTGAGCAAATAAATCTCCAAATTTCATATCAAAATCGTCAACAACATAAACTGGCCTCTTTCTGGCATTAATTGTATTAACTTTACCAGTTCCCATTTTTAATGATACACCTACTATACCTCTACCACCTTCCATAGAATCTAGAAGATAATTATTTAAATCTGCTAAAGTGGCATGTTCTTTTAAATCTTCATAATAGAGCCACACATCTGCCGGATTCCATTTATCTTTATCAAATGTTTGTCCAGGTACTGCAGCAGGGAAAAGTTCTTTTGCTTGTTGTACTATATCAAGTTTAGAATAATCTTTAACATATCTTAATGGTGCAGAAGAAACACTTTTAATAAAGGTTTTTGCTTGTTTTCTATGAGATTGTAACCAATCATTATTATTAGATAACCAAAAAACTAAACCTTGTGCGTCACTTTCTCCTAAGAATTTTCCCTTTGAATTAGTAATTTTTGAATATACTTTTGCTTCACCCGATAATTTTTCTAAAAATTCATCATCTACTAATTCACCATATCCTTGATGATAACCACTTACTACTAAAAGCCAAGATATTTCTTGTTCTTCTGTTTGTCTACTACCTCTACCTTTAACTACTCCTGCAAGAGTTATTTGATTTTCGTTCCATAGGAAAGTATAAAATGAAGAACTAGGATTACCTTGATCTTTGGGAGCAAGAACTACAACATCATCTACTTCAAATGTTTGTTTAATCAGTTTAACAAAATCACCATTAGACATACCTTTGGGATTATAAATTCTTGCAGTATTAGAATGTTTTTCTAATCCTGCAGATTTTCCAGCTGATACTAGTTGTGCTTGAATTTCTTTTCTACCTTCATAGAGTAAAAAAGATTCATGTTGTTTTTGATTATATAACCCTCTTCGTGCTTTTGTTTGTATTCCTGCACGTTTTGCGGCTCGTTGTATAGGTGTATCTTTAATTTTTTTCTTTGTAGTACTCCAATGTTTTGGCTCAGTAGGACACATTTTTTTGTGTCTGTCACGCATAACTTTCGATCTCAATTGGCTTATATCTATTGCACATATATTCTCACCTTTTTCAGTAATAAGTGCTAAATCATGAGCTAGTTTCTCCGATTTAGATGCATCATATAAATCTGCCGTGATTTCTTTAAAACGTTTCGTCATATTTTCCTAGCATTACATTAGAATAAACTATACTGATATATTTATAATAATATGTCACCCCACTTGTGGGTTAGTAGGATCAGGAGGGCTTTGATTTTCAACGGCTTTTAGAAAAACATCCTCATGTAGTTCGTGCCAACCATCACAAGTGTCTTCCTCTACTGTATCGGCAAAAAAGTTGCCAAATTGATCTTCCATTACATAAACTGACTCATTATCGTAATGTATACTCTTATCTGTAATCAACAATACATGAATCATTAATCCCATTTCAGGATAAACATAATAATGGTTAGGCTGAAAAGCCTTAAGGGGGGAAATTGGTTTACCTTTTTTCTTTTGTTTTCTAAATTCGTTTAAATCTACAATTTTATCATCACTCAAAACTTAAACTCTCCAAAATCTTTTTTACTCTTCATCCTACCACCAGTAGATGTGTCAAATAATGGAACATCTTCTTTTTCTTCTGCTTTTCCAGTATCAACCAATCCTTTTTGAGATTCTTCACCTAAATCGGAAAGTCTCATCTTTGCTCTATCTACACCTACTAAAAATTTCTTATTTGAGGTAGGATCACTATATCGATTTTTTAATTGTTTGATTAAAATTTGTCCAGCTTCCTCTAGGTTTTCATTACTAATAATTGCGAACATAAAGTCTGCTGTAGCGGGAAGTCCAAAACTTTCACTAGTATCTTCAAGACCAACATCTGTACTTTGAAATCCTTGTCTATTAGTTTGAGTAGCCGATAAAATAGGAACATCAAACTCTACTGCCAATCCTCTAAGTTCTTCGGCAATAGATTTAACATAACTGTAAGAGTTTACATATTGTCCTGGCCTTATTCTTGAAGAAGAACATATATTGATATAATCAACAAGAATCATATCGGCTTTAAAATTTCTCTTAAGATTTAATTCATTCAATAACGATCTAAAATGATTTGTATTTGCTGCTGCGGTAGGATATTCTTTGACAATCAGTCTACCTTTAACTGTACTCTTAAGGTCTTCTATTTTCTTTGCATACATCTTTTTAGGTAGACTAACCAAATCATCTAATCTAATGTTCATTAAATTTGCATCAATACGTTCTGCTATACGTTCTTCTGCCATCTCCAATGTAATATACAGAACATTATTACCTTGAGATAATGCACTTGCTCCGACATGACACATAAACAGAGATTTACCAACACCTGTTCCTGCGAGAGCAATATTTAATGTCTTGGAAGATAGTCCACCTTGAGTTATCTTGTTGAAGTAGTCAAGATCAAATGGAATCTTTTTTTCAACCTTGTGATAGAAATCATAACGATCATCAGAATCCAAAAGATAGTCATGCCCAACATGAGGATCAAAACTAACAGAAAGAGCATCGGTAAGCAACTCAGGAATAGCACCTTTGTCAGCGTTAGATTTTTCGGGTTCATCCAATATTTTAATTGAGTTGACAACGGCATTGTAGATTGCCTTGTCTTGACAAAACTTTTCTGTTGTCTCCAACAGCCATACCAAGTCCGATTTTTCATCTTCTTGACCCTCTATATAAGTTAGCAATTCTGTTACATTTGAAAATTCTTCTTCTTTCAATGATGAAGAATCCAATTCAATTACTAATGCTTCTTTAGTAGGTAAATTATTATATTTCTCAATAAATTTATTAATTTCTGTATATAATATTTTATCTGTATGTTCTACGAAATATTCCTTACTAAGAAAGGGTATAACTTTCCTAGAATATTCTTCATTATGAATTAAATTTTTAAGTATTATTGTTTCTATCCGCTGCTGCATGTTTTTCCATTTGTCGTTGTAAAATTTCTATAACCCATTCCCCTAAACGTTTTTCAAATTCTTGACCATCCTTATCGGTAATTTCATATCCTAGATCATGTGGAGGTACTTCAATTTCATATTCATATTGACAAGCAATATCGTTTCCATCTAATTCTTGTTCTACTAATTTAAATGAAGTGTATCTAACAACTGCTCCATCAAAAGGTGATGCATCTTGTACTACTATACATAATGATTTATCATCTGGATCATTTGGGTTTGTACACTCTTTATAATCTGCTTCACCTGTTTCGAAAAAAGGATCATTTAATGTAGTCCTTAAATCTGAATCAGTTTCGTTTGTTCCTTTAAAAAAGGGATCTTTAGTTGGTTTCGTTGACTGGGATTGTCTCATCCTCAGTTTCGGTTCTTTCTTCACTTTTTCCTCCATAGAGAAATACTGTTTTTGCATAATCATTTAATTTATCAAGAATTTCCTTTGTAAAATATTT